TTGTGGGAGAAGGAAAATACAAGGGAGTCATTGGAGTTGGAGGTCTGTTGCTGGCCAGAATACCCGAAGAGATCGCAGATGCTCGATCTAAGTTTTATTCAGATAAAGCTAAAGAGAGAGTCGAAGGAGTTAAACACGATCTGCTGAAGGATCAGCACCCGAGCATGCCTATCAGTTATGATAGCCGCTCTAGCAAATCTTTCGGTGGTAAGTAAGAGTTTTTTAACAATTACAACCAACGAATTTAAATTAACCAGTGATTAGAAATAATCACTAACGGAGGAAACAAATATGGCTAATCAAGATGCCGCTTTCGGTCTAAGACCGTTAAAGACAGTTGGTCAACAAGATGATTCCACTGGAATGGGTTCACACAAAATAGACGCAGGTGAAGCCAGCGCAATGTTTCAAGGTTCTCTAGTAAGCTCACCAGCTACTGGAACTGGATACATTGATATTGCTGGTCTAACTGATGTATTAAATGTTGGAGCGTTCTGGGGATGTTTTTATGATGACCCAACTACAAGAAAACCTACGTTTAGTAACTACTACCCAGGAGGCATAACACCTCCTCAGAGTCAAGATATCGAGGCTTTTGTTTATGACAGTCCTTATCAGATGTTTGAAATTCAATCAGCTGCTACAGGTGCTTCTGCTCAAGCAGACATTTACAAAACTTGTGATCTTGCTTCTAATGGTGGTAGTACTTCTAACGGAGTATCATCCGCTGAATCTGCAGACACTTTTGCAGCAGGTCCAGCTCAACTAAAAGTAATGGGAGTTTCTAGAGATCCAGAAAACTCAGATATAACTGCTGCCAATGTAAATTGGCGTGTAATGATATGTGAGCATTTATATGGTTCTGGAACTGCCGGCGCAGCATAATAAGGAGTTATAAATTATGGCAATATCACGACAACAACTCGTAAAAGAGCTTGAGCCAGGTTTAAACGCCTTGTTCGGCCTTGAGTATAAAAGATATGATTCAGAGCATGAAGAAATTTATGCAAAAGAATCATCTGACAGAGCTTTCGAAGAGGAAGTAATGTTATCTGGCTTTGCTAATGCTTATGTAAAACCTGAGGGTTCTGCAGTTGCATTTGACAACGCACAGGAAACATACACTGCAAGATACACTAACGAAACAGTGGCACTTGCATTCGCTTTGACTGAAGAAGCTATGGAAGACAACTTGTATGACAGACTTGCGTCTAGATACACAAAAGCACTAGCAAGATCTATGGCTAACGCTAAGCAGATTAAAGCTGCTACACCGTTAAACCAAGGTCTGCCTGGAATTGGAGCAGCGACTTCATTCCAATCAGGTGACAATGTTAATTTATTTAGCACAGCTCACCCAACTATTGCTGGAAATGTAGCTAATACATTAGCAACGCAAGCTGACTTAAACGAAACATCATTAGAACAGTGTATGATTGACATCGCTAGTCTAACTGATGAAAGAGGTCTAAAAATTGCAGCTAGAGGAATGAAAATGATTGTTCCTTCTGAAAACCAATTCAACGCTGAGAGATTATTAAAATCTCAAGGTAGAGTTGGAACTGCAGACAATGACATCAACGCTATGAAAAATATGGGAATGATCCCTGAGGGATACAGAGTAAACCATTATTTAACAGACGTTGACTCTTTCTACATCATCACTGATGTACCAAACGGTATGAAGTACTTTGAAAGACTACCTATCCAAACTAAAATGGAAGGTGACTTTTCAACAGGAAACGTAAGATACAAAGCGAGAGAAAGATATTCTTTCGGTGTATCTGACTGGAGAGGTATCTTCGGTGTTGAAGGTTCGTAATAATTAAATTAAAGGGGCGGACACAATTCCGCCCCTTTTACATATATAAAGGTGTGTAAATGAAAAAATTCCTAGTAAAAATCAACGCTTATCAATATCACGCAGAATTTGAAGTTCTAGCGGAAGATAATGTTAATGCTATTGAAAATTCAATAGTTGACAAACTAGGAGAAAAAAGTATAAAATGGGAGTATCTTGGAGAAATGATGGATCCCAGGGTAAAACGAATAACCTATGAGGAGGTTGTTGATGGTCAAAGACCTGTACAAACAAAAAAGGTCCTTGGAGTTGAGGTGGCAAATAGAGTATGAACAAGAAGGCAGATATACTCTGGATATGGTCAGAATTGATGACAAAATTAAAGAAGTCATCACTGATATTAAACTCGAAGAGGCTAAAATTGCAAACCGAGAAAATGCAATTAATGAAGCTGCCGCTCAAGTTTCTGTAGCTACTTAATAAAAAGCTACATCGTTGGAAAAATCCAATCCGCATTATAGGCTCTCTTGCACTCTACTAAAAACTAGTATATAAAAAACTCACTAAGATAATTAAATCATAAATTGGTTATTCTTTGCTTAGTAAGAATAACTGGCGCTAGGAGGCGCTGATTAATATGACAACACACTTTTCAAACGGAGTAACAAACGTAAGAGGAAAAGATGGTGCTACTTCTTTATTTAGTGGTATCAAACAACCTCTAATAACAGGTGGAACTGCACCAGCAGAATGGGCATACCAAGATGATTTCATAACATACAATGATGAAGATTGGACTCAAATTTTAACTGGTTCGGCTTTCATTTTATCTCAATATCCTCAAGGATGGCTAAGAATCGGAGATGCTAATCCTGCCGGTGGCGAGATTAATGGTATACAGTCTCCAGAAGTATTTCAAATTAATACTGGTAAAAAATGGTATTTTGAAACTTCAATTGCAATCACTGATGTTAGTGAATTAAACACTTTTGTTGGTTTTGCGGATAACGCTTATGTTAATCCTGTAGCACTACCAGATGATGGTATTGGTTTCTCTCATTTAGAAGATACAACTTCAATTCAATTTGTATCTAGAAAAAATGGAGCAGGTGTATCTTTTACTGTGTTAGAAGCAGGAAGTACATTTGTACAATTAGATTCAACTGTAGCAACACAATCTGCAACTGTTTATGGAATGCCAGATAATTCTGTTAGATTGGGATTCTTATTTCAACCAGCAGGCAGTGAACTAGGTGTAACAGCAGATCAGTTTAAAATTTTTATAAACGGTACAGTTTCAGGAGTATTAGCAGCAACAACTGTTCCTGATGATTTACTTATGGAATTAAAAGCATTTTCTGAAAGTAAAGGAACTGTAGCTAACGATCTTTTTGTTGACTACGTTCAAACAGTACAACAAAGATAATAAAATAATTCTAAGCTCCTTCGGGAGCTTAGAAATTTTAGGAGAAAAAAACTATGAGTAATGTAACAGCGATAAAAGCACTCTACATGGAGCCTTTAAGTGCTAGTACAACTAATGTAGCAGGCAATCAGACAGTAACAGGAACTACAGATTTAACTTTAGCATCTTCAGCTGCTGGATTTGCTGAATGGGGCAACGTAGCAGCTACATTAAAATTTACATCAGGTAGTGGAACAACAAACGCTATTGTGTTTACAATTGTAGGTACAGACAAAGATGGCAAAGCTGTGACTCACGAACACACAGGGCCAGCAGGAAGTGCTAATAATGATACAAGTATTACTTTTACTTCAGTTACAAGTATTTCAAAACCATCAACAGCTACAGATTTATCTGTAGGTACAAATGCTTCTGGTTCAGGTCCTATTTTTTCAGGTAGAACAAAAGTAAGAGGAATGCATGTTCATTCTGGTTCAGGTGCAGTAGGCTTAATTGTAAGAGATTCATCTATTACAGGAACAATTGGTTTACATCTTGGAATTCCTTCAGGAGTTACAAATCAAACTGATCCATATATTCCTGATAATGGAATCTTATTTCCTAATGGAGCATATACTGATGTAACAGGATTAAGTTCGGCTACATTCTTCTTTGATGGATAGGAGGGTAGATGGCTAATACTACTTCAGGCACTACAACATTTGACAAAACTTTCTACATTGATGAGATCATAGAGGAAGCTTATGAAAGATGTGGATTAAGAGGAGTTGCTGGTTACCAGCTTAAGACTGCTCGTAGATCTTTAAATATTCTTTTTCAAGAATGGGCTAACAGAGGAATACATCTTTGGCAAATAGCTGATGGATACTTGACTCTAGTTGCAGGCACTAATGAATACATTGGATATCGTTCAAGTGACGATGGAACATCTACATTACTAGATAGTGCAGGAGCACAATTGTTTGGTGTTGATGATATTTTTGAAGCATCGTATAGAAGCAATGCTGGAACTACAAGTCAGTCAGATAGTCCCTTAACTAAAATTTCACGATCAACTTATTCTTCTTTGTCTAATAAATTAGCAACAGGGCAACCTTCACAATATTGGGTTCAAAGATTTATTGATAGAGTTACAATTACTTTATACACAACTCCAAGTTCTAGTCAGGCAGGAGATAGAGTTCAATTTTATTACATGACTAGAATTGATGATGCAGGAAATTATACAAATGCAACTGATGTTCCATATTATTATGTACCTTGTATGTGTGCAGGATTAGCTTATTATTTAAGTTTAAAATATGCTCCTGAAAAAACACAAAATTTAAAATTATTATACGAAGATGAATTATTAAGAGCGGAGGCAGCGGATGGTTCGGAAGCGAGTACGTATATTACTCCGAAAACTTACTATCCAAGTGTTTAATTATGGCAAGATTTGCACAAGGAAAATATGCATTAGCAATTTCAGATATTAGTGGCCAAGCATTTCCATGGAATGAAATGGTTACACAATGGAATGGGTTATTTGTACATTACTCTGAGTTTGAATCTAAACAACCACAATTAGATCCAAAACCAAGTGCAGCTGATCCTACAGCTTTACCAACTACTAGACCACAACAACCTGCACCAAATTCATTAAGATTTTTAAGTTTTAATCCATTAACAACTTATGCAGCAGGAAGTTCTATAATAAATGTTTTTGAAGATAATCACGGAAGAAATCATGCGAGTTATGTTAGATTTAGAGGACCACCAGGAATTGCAGGTGCATTTAATAATATAGCTAAAATTGATGGAATTAGTGGAGCTCAAATTTGTGATGCGTCAGGATATAAAATTACTCCTGGAATTTATACAAATATTACAACAACTCTTGTTGGAACTATTGATGCTACTCAAACAACTGGAATTACGTTAACAAGTTCTACTGGATTTGAAGTAGAAAGTCCTCGTACACCAGGAAGTGTAAATTTTTTTCCAGACGGCACACCTATTAATGCTGTCTTTATTGCCCCAGAATTAATTGCTTATACTGGTATTACTAATAACGTATTAGATGGAGTTGTAAGAGGTTCTTTTGGATCTACAGGTGTATCACATACAGCAGGAGACACTATAAGATGTCTACAAGATCCATTAAATAATTATAATACAGATACTTCAGATCAAGGAGGCACTGATACAGCAACAACTGGACAAGTACGAGGAGGAAAGTATAATACTTCTTCAGGACCAATAACATTAAAAACGATAGGACCACAGTAATATGGCATTTGTAGATGACGGATTCACATACGCAACTTTAACAACAGCGATTCAAAATTATACTGAAGTAGATACTTCTGTATTTACTTCTACAATTACAGATCAGTTTATTGGTAATGCGTGTTTAAGATGTATGAGAGATTTAAATATGGATTCTGATAGAAAATCTCAAACAGGTTC